CAAATCCTGTATGACCTTCAATAAAGCTAACTGGGATCTTAACCCAAGGCATGTTGTACGGAGTATTGAAGAACTTCTCCGCCATGCTGTGTGTCACAAGTTTTGTAGGAACTAACCTAGTACCTTGTTTGTCGTACGGAAGATTCTCTTGTGTTTGATTGAGTGATGAAGCTACGTAGTACATCATCTCAGGATCCTCTGTACCGTCTTTCCCATTGGGGAGATCATACTGTACAATATTGGTTGCTGGAATATCTGTACCACGTTTGAGTATGCGATCTGCATGCGTTACTAACGGAGCAAGATCTGCAATAGCCTTCTCATCATACTCAAATGGAACTCTACGCTAATTATTCCCTGTGAACTTTTGTGCAATTAGTGCTAGATATGCTTTGTCGAGAAGTGTCGCGACCTCATATTTTGTTAACGATGGATATGACGAAGTAACATTTGCCTTGTCATACTCTATCATGAATTTAGTATATATGTCTTTATGCGTCATATCTCATGTTGATCGTTAGATCACTTGTTATTTGTTTCGTTTATAATAGCAAGCTTGAGGTCCTGATTCTTCTTACTATCTAAGTAAGCTATAGCATCATCAAGTGAATCGGCAAACATATCAGTTCCGTAGAAGTAGTGTGTCTTATCCTTACGAATCACACCCTTAGCAATAGCCTGCTCAAGCAAGAACTCTGTCTCCTTAGCTTTATTGTTGACCCACTTATCAAAGAACTTCTTAGGCTGCTTATCAACCAAATTGAAGAGAGTAGACTCAACAAGCTCATTTGACATACGATCTGAAGACATACCAAAGAGTCTAAGGCACTGACGCATCTGATCGAGTGACAGTTTATCAAACTCTTTAATAGCATCTCTACGCAGTTTGTTCTGCTTGTTCTGTTCTATTGCTTCTGCCTCGCGATTGATAAGCAGATAATCTTTGCCAGCATCGAGCTTATCCAACGATGTAGCAACACGCTTATGACCACTGAGGAACTTAATAATCATTGCCTGACGAGGAATAGAATCATCTAACAACAGACTACGAGTGCCTACTTTTACACAGAACGTAGTCCAGAAATCAGAAGTCTTAGCCAAATGGCCTTCCTCATAACCTAAAGCTTTCTCAAAATATTTCTCATCTTCTGGGGTGAGTCCCGTATAAATCGACCCAGAGCGTGTGAAGTAAGGCGCAATGTAATCGAAACAGTGGCGATACTTAATCAACCCAATCCAGGGATTCTTCTTTTTGATTTTTAATTCAACTACCATAATTTACATTAGTATGTTGAGCATCGAGCAGGGGGCCCTTATGACCCCCGTCGAATGCTTATATGTTTATTAGATATTACGCACCAACTGTGTTGAAGCCACCGTTGTTCTGGAGTTCAGTATCCTCAGCATCGCAGTACAGGATACCACAAGACAGCGGGTTACGAACCATGATACCAACTTCACCAAGGAAGTGTACCTGATAACCATCACGGCTGTTAGAACGCAGAGTGTTAATGCTGTTAGCGTAGCCATTAGGAGCTACAGAACCACCAGTATACCACTGTACGAACTCACGACCCTTACGACAAACCTTAACGATGTTAGACTGACCGTCGCTGTTAGAAATATCAACGAACAGGAAAGTATAAGACATCAGTGGTTTACCTGTCAGTGGGTGAAGCTGACGGAATAGTTCCATGTTATCGAACATAGGACAACGCTTCATAGACAGCTCAATACCGTTAGTCATCTTATACGTGGTGAACTGACCACCAAGAGTCAGATTCTGACCAGAACCAGTTACGAACACATTGTCGCAGAGGTGGAACGAAGCAACCTTCTCCTTCAGGATACGGTCGAATTCACGGATACCCATCTCACCAGTCAGAGCAACGAACTTACGCTCGTTAGTACCCAAGATGTTGTAGCACAGATCGAACAGGTAATCCTCGAACAACTCAGCTGTAAGAGTTGTATAGTAACGTACGTTAGCCGGAGAAATCTGCTCGAACAGACCAGACATCGTAGGAACAGGACGTCCGTTTGTACCCTTGTTAATATAAGTACCATCGCTCAGACGGTTGCTCTTAGAGAACAACAGAGCTGTCTCCTCACGCTTCTTCCACTCACGAAGAGCCTTCCAATACTGATAGTCAGACCACAGATAAGAAGTCTTACCAGTCTCGGGATCTTTCAGTGCGATAGCCAGTACAGTGCTATAAGCATCACCAGTGATATCATACGTAAGACGCAGGTTCTGCAGATGGTTACGCATCTTGAA